GATGCTAACGCAATCGCACAAAGAACTCGTCGTGGAAAGGGCAACATGATCCTATGTTCCGCAGACGTTGCTTCAGCATTAACAATGGCAGGTGTACTTGATTACACACCAGCGTTAAATGCAAACTTAAATGTAGATGACACAGGTAATACATTTGCTGGTGTTCTTGCAGGTAAGTTTAGAGTCTACATCGACCCATATGCTGCAAACGTAGCTGCTTCACAGTACTATGTTGCAGGTTATAAAGGTACTTCACCTTATGACGCAGGTATATTCTACTGCCCATACGTTCCATTACAGATGGTAAGAAGTGTCGGTCCAGATAGTTTCCAACCAAAAATTGGATTTAAGACTCGTTACGGAATTGTTGCAAACCCATTTGCTAAAGGTGCAACAACAACCACTCCTGGTGTTCTTTCACGTAACAGCAACGTATACTACAGAAGAGTTAAAGTTGCAAACCTTATGTAATTCATATTTTACATATTTTTCTAGAGACCCTTATGGGTCTCTTTTTTTGTCTAAATACAAATAAAGCTAGAATTACGATGAAACCAAGTCCAAGACAGACACAAGAAGCTCATCAAAATTATAAGAAGGTTTCTGATCATTTAATCCATGAGGGATATGCTGTTGATCAGGAATCTGCTGACGATATAATTAAAGGTATGAGTGAAGAATGGTTTAATTTAATCATAGAGGGATGAAAAACTTTAAAAGTTTTATATCAGAGGCAAAAAAATGCCCAGAAGGGAAATATTATTGCTATACTGATAAGAAGTGCAAAAAAATTCCTACTGGATATAAGATTGGATATGGTGGATATCTAAGATCTGATCCAGAAGAGAAAAAGAATGGAAAGAATGGTAATGGAAACGGTAATGGTAATGGTGGCGGCACCAATGGTCACTCTAATGGTAATGGTGGCGGTAATGGTGGTGGCAACGGTGGAGGTGGTGGTGAATAATGACTAGTTCAGTATTCGGAAAGCAAATACAAAACCGTAACTTCCTATCACCTGTAGGATTTAAATTTACTTTGGCAAAATACCCAAAGGTTGATTTTTTTTCAAATTCTGCTAGAATACCAGAAATAACACTTGGAACCGCTATTGAACCATCCTATCTAAAGGATATTGATATACCTGGTGAAAAACTAACATACGGAGATTTAGTAGTTAGATTTCTCGTTGATGAAAATATGGAAAACTATATGGCAGTACATAACTGGTTGAAAGGTATAGGTTTTCCTGAGTCACCTTCACAATTTAAAGATCAAATTACTAATGATGAAGGGATCGTAGATCCATTAGAAATATTCAGTGATGGTAGTTTACATATTTTAAATAGCAATTTCCAAGATGTTGCCATAGTCAAATTTCAAGATTTATTTCCAGTTGGACTTACTTCTTTAGAATTTGACGCAACAGAAACAGATATAAACTACTTTACAGCAGAGGTGTCTATGAGGTATACTGTATATAATATATTTGATACGGATGGTAGAACTCGTCTATGAATCTTGAAAAAATTCAAGAGATGTGGGAGCGTGATGCAACCATTGATCCTGATAACTTACATAATGAATCGTTAAAAATACCTCAACTTCATTCAAAATACTATACGATATATAATACTATTTCGTTATTAAGAGAGAAGGCAAGAGACTCATATAATCGTATTCGTTTAGAAAGATATAACTACTATACAGGAAAGGCACCTGCAGAGGTGTATGTAGAAGACCCATTTCCTTATAAGGTTAGGGAGAAAGACGCAATACAGAGGCATATGGAGGCAGATGAGAAGTTAAGCACAGCAGATATGAAAATAAAGTATTATGATGTGACACTTAAATTTCTTGAAGAGATTATTCGTAATGTCTCAGGTCGTACATATCAAATTAAAAATGCCATCGAATGGCAGAAGTTTCAATCAGGATTCTAATGATAACCCCAAGAACATCTTACATAAAAGAATTAGTTGATCCAGAACATCAACTATTTCATCATCGAATACAATCATGTAGTTATAATTTAGATCGACATCATCTATCAAGAGTGTTGATTGAAAATATGATACATCACAATGGTATTGGCATATCCGCAAATCAAATCGGAATTTGGGAAAGAGCATTTGCGATGGTCAGAGATCTAGAAAATAACGAAGTCATGGTATGTTTTAATCCTCGTATTATTAAATCATACACTGAGGAAGTTGAAATGGAAGAGGGATGTTTATCTTATCCAGAACTTTTCTTAAAGGTTAAAAGACCAGATAAAATTATTGTAAAGTATGAAGATGAGAATAAAAAAACTCACAAAATAAAGTTACAAGGACTTGCTTCAAGAGTCTTTCAACATGAATATGACCATATGGAGGGTATTGACTTTACACAAAGATAAATTTTAATAACTGAAATAATATGAAAGATAATCATTCAAGTGACATACAAAAATTAAAGAAAGAAGGTATATTAAATTATTTTTATGTTTACGCATATCTTCGTGAAGATGGAACTCCTTATTACATAGGTAAAGGTCAAGGATATAGGATACATGATAAGTATGGTCATGTATTACCCCGTAAAGAAAGGAGAGTAAAAGTTAAAGAAAATCTTTTTGAAGACGAAGCACTGGAATTAGAAAAAGAACTAATCTTAAAATACGGAAGAAAAAAATATGATAAAGGTGGAATTTTAATTAATGATTCTATAGGTGGTGAACATAGAACTGTATGGAGAACATTAGAAGAAAAGAAAAAATCAAAGAGTGAATCTGATAAAAGATATAGAGACAATCCAAAATACAGAGATAAGTTACTTGAACGGAAAAAAGAATACTATAAGAAAAATAGAGAGGAGTTTTGTCGCAAAGCGAGAGAATGGAGAGCAACTCCAGAAGGTAAAGCAAAGAAAGCTGCACAGGATAAAGCATATTATATTAAAGTTAGGCAAGATCCAGTAAAATTAGAAGCAGATAGAAAAAGAAAAAGAGAACATGCCTATAATAGATTAAGAAGAATGGGGAAACCAAAAAGAGAAGAGTGTGGTAGAAAGTTTAAAGTAGTAAGTCCCGAAGGTAAAGTTTATGAAGGTATTAATTGCAAACCCTTTGCTGAAGAGCATGGTTTAACACCTACATCTTTCACTGCTATGGTAAGAGGAGAATTAAATTTTTGTAATGGATGGACTAGATATGGATGGGAAGCACCAGAGGGACATAGAGTTGTTAAGTTTAAGGATGGTTACAAACTTGATAAAATTAATAAAGTAAATAAAAAACAGTATCCATTCAAGATGATAGATCCTCAAGGTAAAATACACGAAGGGTTTAATCAACGTGAATTTGGTGAAAAACATGGATTGTGTTACAAAAAAGTAAACGCAGTATTGAATGGAAAAAGAAATCACACTGGAGGATGGAAAGTATACAAAGAACCAACAAGTGATAAAATTATAATAACGGATTTTATGGTTTAATAATTAGTAAATAAACTCACATAAATAACTCAAATGATGGAGATGTTATGTCTCATTTGGTTATTTCAAAGAAGAATGAAGTCTTCCTAAAGATTGAGGCAGAGCCACACGTATATTATGAATTATCAGACAGTTTTACGTTTGAGGTGCCTGGTGTAAAGTATATGCCATCATACCAAAAGAAATACTGGGATGGAAAGATAAGGTTATTTAATACTCAGAAAGGAGAAATATATGTAGGATTATTAGATCGAGTAATCCAATTTTGTAAAGATCACGGTTATAATTATTCATTTAAAGAAAGCGAATTTTACGGACTTCCTTTTGAGGTAAACGAATTTATCTCAAAAGAGGGTGTAAAAGATTATATGAATTCTATTTGTAAGTTTAAACCTCGTTCTTACCAAGTAGAGGGAGTATACGACGCTCTAAGACATAATAGAAAGTTGTTGATATCCCCAACTGCTTCGGGTAAATCTCTGATGATATACTCGATTGTTCGATATTTTGTTGAGAAAGGGAAAAATACTCTGATAGTCGTTCCGACGACCTCGTTAGTAGAACAGATGTATAAAGATTTTTCAGACTATGGCTGGGACGTAGGTTCATTTTGCCACAAGATATACGCTGGAAAAGAAAGAGAGACAGACTCTCAGGTCATAATTACTACTTGGCAATCAATCTATAAGCTCCCCCGAAAGTATTTTGAAAGATTTTCT